CAATTTGTATTTCTATTGTAAAGTACTAATAATCAGATACTTATGCGTTTATTAACTTTATGTGAGTAACAAAATAGTAACATTCAAATGTTAAATTTTGAAAAGTAACACATTTGTATCATTGCAAAAGTAGTGATTATATTTTATACCGACAACTACTTTAACCAAGATTAACCATTCTAAAAATATGTTGTACTCTATATCCACTACATATCCACTAATGCTAAAATCTCAATGTTTTACAATTTAGTGATTTTTCACATTTGGTAGTTTCGGAAAAAGCCTCTATATTTGCATCGTCAAAGTTGCGATTGACACATACAGATTTGTCCTCCTTTCAGGCTTTATGCCTTTTTAGATATGGAATCCCTTGGTTAGCGCAACATGACCTTGGGATTCCTCTTTTTTTATGCTATGCAGTATATAAATATAACTATAGAACTTTTGAAAGCATACTCTTCAAGCAAGAGCATGAAAGAACTTCTTGCAGTTGCTATTTGGATAAAGATGCAGCATAGTAATTCTGTAATGTGGAATGTTACGGAATATAGATTAAGAAAGGAGTTACATATTGGAAAGCCAAAAGCAGAAAGACTTATTCAAGATATGAAGGATGATGACTTGTTTACCGTTGACGGAAACAAGGTTATTGTTCATTCATTCCGTGACAACACGATAAAGTGGACTCGTAAGGGGCATGAGTATCGTGGTGCTATGGTCTGTAAGTTTGAGGTGAAAGAATATACATTGAAGGAATTATTCAATCTTATTAATGAGAAGCTTTTTGAGTTTCAGATTTGTGCTGCCGAGCATAAGGACTGTTGCATGAAAGCACCTGAGGGTGAAAAAGTCGGTGCCAAAGGTAAAGCAATCACAATAAAGCAATTTCAGAAGGCTCTCAATACAAGTAGTAGTTCTATTTCAAGAATCAAGAAAAGGCTTATTGCCAGTGGAAGAATCAATTCTTCTCTTGCCGAGAAACATTCCTTTGACATAAGGAATAACGAAGAAACAAAGAGAACTTTGCTGAGAACGAGAAAAACAAAAGCTGATTTCATTATTGGTACTCTTGGTTTTGTAGTTCTTGCCTGTTCCTATTCTATCGCTGATAGAGCGGTGTCGGATGGATTCAGACATCTTATCTATGGCAAGCAGAGTGAAAAGGTTATCCAAAGAGACATGAGTATTGGAGGAATCCCTGACGGATTTTTCTGTTAATTCTTATGTGTTTATTCTGGTAACCTACATTGAAAGAAAGAAAATATATTAAGTAAATTATTAGTTATGGATAAACCAACTTATGAAAAGTTCAAAAGATATTGTGTATCTAAGAACTATGGAACTGATAAATTCATCAAAAGTCTTTATGATTATCTTGATGATAGAAAATGGAAGAAGGCAAATGGAGAAGAACCTGTAAATTGGATGATTCTCACGGATGCCAATTATGGAGTGTTCAACGCTAAAGGGAAATTTTCTAAGACTATCAGAGAAAAAATGGCAGAAAAGTCGGATGATTTTGACCCAGTAGAGCCTTTTCCAGATAATGGCATGAACTATGTTGCCTATACGGATGGAAGTTGTGATAATAACTCTAAGTATAAGGCTGGAGGTTCGGCTTACATCGTGTTGAAGGATGGCGATATTGTCAAGATGAAGAATCACGGCAGATTGCAGACAACCAACAACCGTATGGAGTTGCTTGCTATCATTAGTGCAGCTAAGTCTTGTCCTGATGGTGCTTATCTTGATATTTATACGGATAGTCAGTACTGCATACTTGTGTTGGGGAAGAGTACTCCGCCAAAGAAGAATCCTGACCTCTACGAGTTATACAAGAAATGTTCTGCTCATTTGGCAGGAGTCCGTTTCCACTGGGTGAAAGGTCACAATGGTGACAAGTACAATGAAATGGTTGATAGCTTGGCTTATGGCGCATACTGCGACATTTGCGACCAATATAACATCGAGAAATCGAAAAGACATTAAAATTTTGGCTTATGGAACTTGATATGTTGATTAGAGATGCCCTGAGTGATGCTCAGTGGTTAATTGCCAAGGGTGGCACGGATAGGGCAGAAGTCCTGAATCGTGTGCTAGATAAGATTGATAATGTCCTGAAAGAACTGGATGGGGTTGACCTCATTGACCTCAACAAGGTTTGGCATCAGGCGAAAGATGTTATGCCGCCAAGTATTTATGGCGGCAATCATGCAGACTTTCTGTGTGTGCATCAGTTCAAACCAACCTCTCATCCTGATCTTACTCACGAAGAGTACTGCCCTGAGTTTGAGGAGTATCTTAAAATGAGTCCGAATGACTGGTGGTGTAGAACTGGGAATTTGTTAAAGAAGGAACATCGTGAACTTTATTGGAGATAGAAGGGCAAGAGGTGGTCGCTGATAGTGATAAATAAAATGGGGAGTGCTCACGCATTCCCCATTGTCGTCCTAATAATCTTTTAACCTTAATCAAAAACCTATAACTCAAAAACTTATGTTTGAAAACAACACTAACCTTCTTCTTCTGACATCTGTTTTAACTTCTCGGTGAGAGCGTTGTGAACCTCACGCTTATCGTCAAGAGTGACAGTCTGTAGCTTAGGACAGTTGAACTCCAATATCTTGATAAATGTTGCCACCTTATCCTTAGGCTCACACTTATACCAAGCAGCCATGAAATCTTCCCAAGCCTCTCTAGAAAAGTCAGCACACAGTTCACGAAACTCCTTTGTGATAGGAGACTCGTAACCTTTTTGTTTGCCGCCAGTTTTTGCTCTACCTTTCTCGAACTGACCTTTAGTGTTTCTGTCTGCTGCCATTATCAAAACTATTTTGCTGCAAAGTTAGCTATATCCTGATATGTGTAAACCTTATCCATTAACTTTGTGGAATTGCAGACACCTTAATTAATAGATAAGGTTACTATAATATAAGGTATGATTATCTTTGTATCATTATTAATAATTTTAATTTCATATATATGATTGGTACATTAATAGGTGCTGGGCTTGGGCTTGCAAGCAGTATCGCTGGCGGTATAGCTAACCGCAAGGCGAGAAAAAAGCAGGAGCAGATGCTTGCCCAGCAACAGAGAGATAATCAGGCATGGTATGATAGAAAGTATAACGAAGACCCTACCAAACGTGCCGATACAGTGCGCTTGCTTACCCAGATGCAGGAGCAGATTAAGAGCAGAAACAGAGCAGCTAAGGGCAGACAAGCCGTAATGGGCGGTACGGAAGATTCTACGACTGCGGTGAAGGAGGCGAACAACAAAACTCTTGCTGATACGACCTCTCAGATTGTAGCTGCAAACGAAGCTCGCAAGGATGCTATCGAACAGCAGTATCAGCAGAATAAGCGTTCAATTCAGGGGCAACAGATGCAGATGGAAGCCGAGAAGTCTGCTGATACTGCCAACGTTGTAGCTGGTGTTGCTGGTACTGCTGCTAATATCGCTGCTTCGCTTGATAGTGGCAGTGGAAGCAGCAAAGCTCCTAAACGTCCTGACGTGGCATCGCCTACTGATACTGACATGGCTAACTTGGATGCCAAGGTGGGTGCGATTCCTAACCAGCATCAGGTAGCGAGTGACTTGAATGATATGGTTGGCGACAATGCGCCCAAAAAAATCAATGCATAGCCTATGAAAGCGTCAGATATGTTACGTAACAACAATGGCTTGAAGACTACACAGAGTGTACTCAACAAGCAGCAGAGTGGTGCAGATGCTGCCCAAAAGGCGAGTCCTGAGCAGATGAATATGAACACCGCACAAGCTATGTTGCAAGGGAAAGGAGAACAACTTACTCCTCCCAAGGATGCGCACGAACAGGCTGCAAGGATGAATCAGCAGACTGCTGAGGGTATGCTCAACGGCTCTATTCCTACAGACAAGCCTTCCGTTCCTATTGTCAAGAAGGATGAGCCTAAACCTCAGCCTAAGCAGTTATCTTATGTGGACATGTATAAGATTCTGAATCCTGAGCGTGAGGAGACTGCCGAACAGAAGGCGAATAGAGAGAAAAAGGAACGCACGAAGGCTCGTATCGCTGCACTGGGTGATGGTCTCCGTGCGCTCTCTAATATCTACTTTTCGACTAAGGGAGCCAAGGTGGTACACAATCCTGAGTCGGATATGACTAAGGCTGTGAACAAGCGTAAGGAGTACATGGATGCTCAGAGAGAAAGGAATCGGGCGGCATGGCTGGCTGGTTATCAGAGGGCGATGGCTCTTGATGAGGAAGCTCGAAAGAATAACCTGACTCTCGGTGAGCAGATTAGACATAACGTGGAGAATGAGGGTATCGCTAAAACAAAGCTAGACCAGAGTCAACAGAGAATTGACCAAGGTAACAGAAGACTTGACTTATCGAAGATGAAGTATGATACTGATGCTGATTATAAGAAGTCTGTCTTAGCTATCAAGAAGGCTCTGGCTGATGGGCAGATTTCTTATTGGCAAGCGCAGGAGGATATCCAGCGTATGAATGCTGAGACTGGTCGTATTCGTGCTAACAAGTCGTCGGGCGGTGGCAGTTCGAGAACTGGCTCATACTCAGGAGAGGTAGATGAGTACATGGATTTGATGGAAAAAGACCCTGAGGGCATGGCTGAGGCTGCAAGGGAAGTGAAGAAGATGGGTTACTCACCGAAGACTGCTGCTGGAAAGAAGGCTCAGATGATTGCTTATCAGCGTAAGCATGGTAAGGGTAAACTGAACCATAAGCCATCATCCAACAAAGGTGGTAAGAAGAAGACTGGTGTGAACTGGTTGTGTTAATTAATAATATACATATATCATGGCAGAAAGACCATTATACACTTTATACAAGAATCTGAAAGCACAGAACTATGATGTGCCTGATGATTACAATAAGTTTGAAAGTGCCCTGACCAGAGACGGAAAGAGCGGTGCAGATAACAGACACGCTATTTATGAGAACTTGAAGGCTCAGAACTTTGATGTTCCATCTACTTATGAGCGTTTCTATTCTGCACTCTTTGTACCTCGTAGTAGGACATCATCAAGGGCGAAGGGTGGTAGTGTACCTATGAGTGCTGCTGACCGTGCTCGTTACTTGTCTGTGACACAATCTGTCCTGAATACTGCTAGACAAGTTAAGCGTGCATCTGGCAATATCCGTAAGACGGTTGAGCGAGCAAAGAAGTTTAATGCAAATGGTGGTAAGGTGACTATCGGTTTCAAGAATCCTTTACAGAATAAGAATGTACAGAAGAATGAGTTCAACTACAATTCGACAACAGGCAAGACTGGAACCTATACTACAACAGATGGTGTAGAGTTCGACAACGAGTATGATGCTTCCCAGTATCAGAACCAGTTGGATAAATATGGGGAAGAGTGGAACAATGCAGTTGATATGGGCATTGTTCCTTCTGAATTGGATAAGGCTGACCCAGATTTGTCCGACACAGATGTTGCTATGCAACAAATGGAGAGAAGACAAGAGTGGCTTAACGAGAATCAGGACAGACGTTCTAAGGAATTGAATGAGTCTATGCACTTGCAGGGTTCTCCTTTTGTTGCATCTGGTGGAGCAGTTGCTCCTTCTTCATTTAATACAGCTATAAGCAATGAGGCAAACCGCTTGTCTGATGTAGAGTATGGTGCTTATAATACCGCCAAGGCTTACAATCAGATGTTGCGTACAACTCTGCTTCAGGAGTTGAAGGAACAAAAGCAGAGAAATGAAAATGCTGGTTGGTGGAAAGATAAGTGGAATGACGTTTCCAATTATTTTGGTGCGATGTTTAATACCATGCTTGACCCGAAGTTATATTCTCAGGGTGTTATGGATGCAGCTATATCAAACAATTTGCTCCAAGTAAAGAAGGGCATGGAAGATGGAACAATCAAGAAAGGTTCCAATGCAGGAAATGCAGCACAAGCTATGCTTGGTGCTATTCAGCAGCAACAAGGAGAAGCTGCTAAACAGCAGCAGTATGGCACAAAGGCTTATCAGTATGGAGATGTGAGCGGTCGCTCCTTAAAGTTCATGGGAGACTTTGCGTTAAGCGGCTGGAGAAATGTTATGACCACTGGTTTCACCAAGACAGGAGAAAAGGTTGGAGAGAAAATGGCTCTCGGTGCTCTTGGCAAATGGTTTACTAAAAATACTGGTCGTATGCTCGGTGATATGGCTGGTAGTGCAGCATTGGCAGCTACCAACCAACTTGGTTCTACATATAATAATGTGATAGAACGTTATGTTGGAATGAACAACGAGAATGGAGGTGTGACCCAAGACAAGAATGGCGATTTGAAGTTCAATGAAGGTGTCAGTCTTGGTAAGGCTATCAAGGATGGCTTTGGCTCAGCTACAATAGAGAACTTCTCGGAAATGTTCGGTGAGTATCTGCCTGGTGCGTCTAAGTTGTTGTCTAAGTTGGGTCTTTCAAAAGTATCTTCCTTCTTTGAAAAGATAGGCAATAATGCTTACTATAAATGGTTGAGCAATGCAACCAACAAGTCTGGAATACAAGGTGTGATGGCTGAGATTTCCGAAGAGGAATTTGGTACTGCCCTTCATGCTGCATGGGGTGATGGAGACGGAAGCTGGAGTGACTTCAATGTTTTCACAAATCCTGATGCGAGAGAAAAGCAGATTGATACTTGCCTTGGAATGTTCTATTCTGTTGGTTTCATGCAGGCTCCTCGAACTGCTGTTGGCGCTATAAATGCAGTTCAATATTTCAAGATTAAGCATCAGGTCAACAAAGCAGACAAGTTCGGTCAATGGTTGTTTAATGATAATTGGGACGAAATAAAAAGCAAAATTGATGTGTCAACCAATGCAGACTTGACTAAGACTGTCTTGGATGCTACTCGCTCAGACTCCATGACTGCTAAGCAAAAAGGTGCAGTTATCAATTATGCTATGTTCCTTAGCAAACTTCGTGGATTCAATCAGGCATCAGATGCAAAGACAAAAGATAAGGTTGAAGAAGGTGATACTGCTCCAACATTATCAAACGACCTTGATGATGCTTATACGGAAGGTCATAATGCAGATGATGCAGACAAGCATGATATTCAGATTCAGCAGGAAGACCAGATGAAGACTCTTGCAGCAGCATTTGGCATCTCTGAGCAGCAGCTATCTGCCATGAGTGATGAGGAACTGGAATCCCTGACAGGACAGGATGATAAACTTGACCAAGCTATCTATGATTATCAGTTGTCTTCTGCCCGATACCAAGGTGTGATTGATGATGCACAAGACAAGGTTGATATAGCTGCTCATCAGGCGGCACAGAAAGTGGATATGTACACAGACCGAAGTCGTGGCTCCGTTCGTAACGCTACCATCAAAGCATCAGGCGGTTTGGAAGATTATGGTGTGTATATTATCAGCGGTAATATTGCTACTCATGAAGATGGTTCTATTGATGTAAGCAATAGTGATGATATGATTCTCTACTACGACCCGACAACGAATAGTGTAGAACATGCTGATGCGTTGATGTTTGCTGAACTGGGTGAAGAACTTCCTGCTGATGATGTGAAGGCTCAGGCGGTAGCTGATGCAAAAGAGAATGCTATCAAAGAGATTGCTGGCATCATTGACGGAACTGTAGAGGTTGGCTCTCAGTTCAATGTGACTGATACTGATGGTATTGAACATACCTATGAGGTGTTGGCTGATTATGGTGATGGTACTGCTGCTGTCTCTATAGATGGTAACGTGGTGGAGAATCCTTATTCGCTTGCAGACTTGCAGCAGATGAAAGACTTGGAAGACCAGAAGAGACTGGAAGCTGCTAAGGCTCAGCGTGAGCAGTTGGAGAAGGAACGTGCAGACCAACAGACTCAGGAGACAGAAGAGACTCAACCTTCATTTGATTTCAATCAAATACTTAATGATAATGGAAACGTGGTGCTCGTTGATGTACTTGATGAGGATGGTAACACTAAATACCCTGACTCCAAGTTGTTCCTTATTCGTGATACTGGTGCTAAGGCTAAGGTAGTTGAGTTGAAGAGTGATGGTACTATTGTTCCTCATGCTGTGAACAAAGAAGATGTGGCTACAATCTCTTCTATGTCGCTCGATGAGTATAAGCAAGCATTTGCTGCCTCCTCAATGATAGAGGATAATAGTGGAGAGAATAGAGGTGAGATAGAGGTGGAATCTCCTACAATAGAGGATGAAACAACTCCTGAGGTAGCAGAGAATACAGAGACTACTGCTCCTTCTGATGAGACTACTGAGACTCCTGCAACAGAACAGACTCCTGCTGCTCCTACCATTACCCTTGAAGATGGAACCATCGTACCTATGCTGGAGGATGGCAATCCTGACTTCTCGAAGCTGACTGCCGCACAGACTGCTGAGCTATATGATAATCAGTTTGGTGAGGATGCAGATAGTATCGTATCTGGATATGTGTCTGATGCAAAGAAGGCACTCGACAAGGCTAACAACATGACCGTGAAGGGTAAGACTTTCTTAGAACAGAAGGCTTCCAAGGATGCTAAGGAGAAGGCTATTGCTGATGCTCAGGCGGCTTATGACTCTGCTATCGCTATCCGTGATGCCTATAATGAGCGACAACTTGCCAAGGTGGAAGATACTGCTGAGGGCAGAAAGAATCTTATTGAGAAGGCAAGAAGAAAGTTTGCTCGCTTGAAGAGTGCGGTGAAGGATGATGCAGAGGCTGTTGCTCAAATCTATAAGGAGACGGTTGGAACTCTGCTGCATCGTCTGTATGATGGTACAGGCATTGATGTGACAGATACCATTCCGCTTACTGCTGAGGAGTATGTGGCTAGCAACCTCGGTGCTCACTCTCTCAACTATGAGGGAACAGAAACAAGCAAGGGTGTTAAGCAAGAGACTGGATTGAGCAGAGAAGACTTTGCCAAGACCCAGTTGCTCGCTGCTGATGGCAAAGGAACGACTATAGATGCACTCGTACATAGTCTGTGGGATAATCGTCCATCCAACCTTGAATCTCTCGATACACAAGATATTCGTAATGCTCTTATTGATGTGCTCACAAGCGGTTTCAAGGCTTCGGAAGCAAGAAGTTTTATTGAGAATATTCGTATCGCTCAGGCAGAAAAACTCATTGAAGAAGAAAGGACTGCTGCTGAGAATGCTGCATATTACGAGCAACAGAAAGCTAAGGAGGAGGAAGAAAAGAAAAAGGCTGAACTGGAGAAGAAAGCAGAAGAGGAAAAGAAAAAGGCTGAGGAGAATATAGATTTACCAGCTATTGATAAACAAGGAGAACCTATTAATAACAATATTATAGAACTTGCAAAATGGGCAAAGAAGCAAGGCTTAGAGATAGACCCTACATCTAAGTTAAATAGCTACGCTGATTTGTTCTTGATGTGCAAAGATGGCTTTGGTGTTAGTACTCTTGTTCCTGATGAGGGCAAGAATATAAACCAAGTGATTTATTTCCCAGACAATGCGGAAGTCGTTGAGCAACTCGGAAAACTGCAAGAGGAGTTCAATGCAGGACGTGACCTCAATCATTCTTCTAATATAGATAGCGAAATCACAGAAGGTGCAACGTTCTATGATGCTGCTACCGCTAAAGAGTTTAGAGATTTTGTAAATGAGCAGACAAAGTTCCCTGACACACTAAGAGAGGGTAGCAATGCTATTGAGGCTCCCGAGGATGCAACGGATGAGAAGCCTTTGGGTGAACAACTTGATGAATCTGACCTTCCTTTCTCTGCTAAGGAGAATGGCAAGCAGCAGACAACTGCCGAGCGTGCAGCCGACGTAGAGAAGAATAAGGTGGATGATATGAAGGTCGTTGACAACATCGTGGGGCAGAAAACTCGCAAGGCTTTCGAGAGACTGGCTAAGATGATGGGTGCCAACATTCAGTGGCAGTACTCCGACAAGTTGGGCAACGGCTGGATTCAGGAGACCAAGGATGCTGATGGCAACGTTCATCGTACAATCTTCATCACTCTAGACTCTTCCATCACGGAAGGTGCCCAGTTCATCTTCGGTCACGAAATGACTCACCAAATCAAGAGCCTGAACCCTGCTGCATACAATGAGTTGACTCAGCTTGTGCTTGATACCTATGGCTCTGATGCCTTCGACAAGGCGGTAGATGAGACCATGCTGAGATATTCCGATGCTGGATTCTCTGGACGTGCTAGAGATTACTATGCTGAGGAGGTTGTTGCTGATGCGGTAGGTGAAATGATTCGTGACCTCAACTTGGCTCATACTCTCGCTATGAAGATGTCTCATCCTCTGCTCGCTGCTATCCATGAGATATTGCAGAAGATTAAGTTGGCATTCTTTGGTACTGAGTATAGCGATGTGACCAAGAACATCATCCGCTCTATCGAACAAGCCTACGTGAAGACTGCCAAAGGTGAGGTGACAAACTCTGAGACTGGCGAAGATGTTTCGTTCTCTCTCCGTCAAAAGCCTGAACCTAAGAAGAAGGGTGTCGGCTACAAGGTGTTCGTGCTAAAGGATGGCAAACTCTATCCACCAATGGTAGCGAACCCTGATGGTGCTGCTACTCCAGTTGGTGTATGGCTCGATGCCGATGCGGCTCCTATAGCAGGAGAAAGCAAGACTGGCAGACCTCAGGTTAAGCAGGGCGGCAAGGGAACACAAGGCGGTAGCGGTAAGCTAGCCTATAGACCAGGCTGGCATCTTGGTGTAGTGCCTTACGCTATCCAGTTCAACCGCAAGGATGCTGAGGGAAACAAGACTCTTTTTCCTAAGAACTTCGTCTTCGCTGAGGTGGAATATGCTGCTGATGTTGATTATCAGGAGGAAGCTCGCCAAGAGGGTATCAATCCATCTGGTAAGTATCAGCATTCATTGGCTGGTCTGAAACATCTGCCTACTGATGGCTATTATATGTATCGTACCAATCCGAACCCTGAGACTGACCCTTGGGTGATTACTGGTGCGATGAAGGTGAACCGTATCTTGACCAGAGCAGAGCAAGCTGACTTGGTAAGCAAGGCTGGTCGTGAACCTCAGCAGATTCAGGAGGGCGATATTGTTACTGATGATGTTGTGAACAGCATTAATCAGGAGATAGCTGATGCTCCTAAGTTCTCCATCAAGACTTATCACGGCTCCCAAGCATCGTTTGACAAGTTCGACCACTCCTTCATGGGTAGTGGTGAGGGTGCTCAGGCTTATGGCTGGGGAACCTATGTAAGCGAGGTGGAAGGTATTGCCAAGGCTTATGCTAAGCAGAATGCAAAGAAGAATGCACCTTCAAGACTGATGTATCAAGATAAACCTATGACGTATAAAACTCCATCAATTATCTATCAAGTTGCCTTTAATATGGATAAGTTTAACATTTCCGCTAAAGAGGCTATATCACAGATGATAGATGCTGGTGAGAAGAAACTTGCATCCGTTGACGACACCCCGTTTGCGAAGATGAAAGCCAAGCAAGTTCAAGATGAGCTGAATGTTTTGAAAGGTTTGAATCCTTCTGACTTTAAGATTAATGAAGACTATGATACTGTCGCACAGAATTTGGCAGATACCAAGTCTGGTCTTGATTTATTGGAGGATGAGTTGAAAGATGCAAAATCCTATGTAGATTTGTACCAATCAAGACTTGATGAGGCTAAGGGAGAACTTTCAAAGGCAAAGGAAAGTGGCACAGGTCTTGGTGTTGACATGTACGAATCTGATGTTATGTATTATAGCGAACAGGTTGAAAAATATAAGCAGAATGTAAAAACTAAGGAAAGTGACATCAAAGATGTAAAGACTAAGATTGACGCTTTGCAGAAGAAGTTGGATTCCATAGGAAAACCACGAAACCTTTACTCTGTTGATATTCCTGATGATACTGGTGATAACTACATCGGATGGGATGAGCCTATCACTCCTAAAATGCTCGAAGCAAAGAGACGTGTTATGGAGGAAGATGGCTATACTATGTATGATTCTGATGGGAACTACGATTACTTTGAGAAGACAGAGAATGGAAAGTATCAGTATTGGCAGTTGTGGAATAGACAAAAAGGTAATGGGCTTTACAGCGAACTTTCCAAAGTCCTGCATTCCGATAAGTTAGCATCTTTGGCTTTAAATAAGCAAGGTATTGTTGGAGTTAAGGTTATTGCAGACCGCACTACTGGCGGTAACAAGGAAGGCAAGATGAACTATGTTATCTTTGACGAGAACAATGCTCAAATTACTAATCACACCAAGTTCTCTCTCCGTTTGAAGTCTGCTATTGAAGAAACAGAAACCAATCCGTCTGACGCACAGAAAGAGAGTGGCAACTACAAGAAGGGACACATCAAGTTCGGTGGCTACGATTATACTATAGAGAATCCAAAGGGTTCGACTCGCTCAGGCAAGGATGCTAATGGCAAAGAGTGGAAAGTAACCATGCACGATACCTATGGCTATATCCGTGGTAAGTTCGGTAAGGATGGCGACCATCTGGATATGTTTATTAACGACAAGGCAGACCTTGATAATTGGGATGGTGATGTGTTTGTCGTTGACCAAGTGAATCCTGATGGCTCGTTTGATGAGCATAAGGTGATGTACGGCTATGACTCCATGGATGATGCAGAAAAGGCTTATCTCGCCAACTATAGCAAGGGATGGAAAGGTCTTGGAAATATTACTGGAGTAAGTAAGGATGAGTTCGACAAGTGGCTTGATACAAGCAAACGTAAGCTAAAGCCATTTAAAGACTATGCTAAGGTAAAGTTCTCGTTGAAGGATAATCAGGGGAATCCTCTGAATCAGGATGGTACTTTGAAGCTGGATAAGATTAAGTCCGTTGATGAATTGACGGATGAAGACTTCTTGCATCCTACCAGAAATGTAGAATTGCCTAGTTTACCAAAGAAAATTGCTGATGCTATCGGAACAGAAGGCAAGCCAGTTGTTATCAAGAAGAATATCTTTGAGCGTAATTATATGAGACATAAGGACGTTACTCCTGAATTGAGTAAAGTAATCTTTAAGTCTGCTTTGTACAATCCTGATTTGTATGGTCAGAATCAAAAGAAAACTAGACCATATAATTGGGTGCTTATCAACACGAAGGACGAGAAGGGCAATAACCGCACAGTATTATTAGAGGTAAATCCTAATAAAGACAATGTGGAAATCGTTCATTGGCACTTTGTGAATGATAAAAATTTGGGATTGATAAAGAAACAAGCCATCCGTGAGGGCGACCAAGTCCTCATACTGCCTTCTGAACAATCAGAAGAGGTTGGTGGTCTTTCCAACCTTACGGATGACTTATCTGCTGCAAAGATAGACAATTCTTCTGAAACTGCCAAGGAAAATGGAGAAAAGTTTTCATTGAAGGATGAAAAAACTCTTGCAGGAGTGCATAACATTACAGAGGAGAAGCTGAGAAAGGCTTTGAAACTGGGTGGCTTTGCCAATCCTTCTTTGGCTGTGATTGATACCAACAAGAGTGGTCACGACAACTTTGGAGAGATTTCTTTTATTGCTCCTTCTGCCCTTGTAGATAAGCGCACTGGCAAGACTGCTGGTACTTGGATAACTGATGCCTATACTCAGCGTTATCCTTCCGTAGAGCGGCAAATGAGCGAAAAGGGCAGTCAGAAGTTTGAAGACTGGGTTGACAGCCTTGAATACCCTAGTGCTGCTAAGGCAGAGATTAAGAGACAGACCAAGGATGTAATGGAAGACAATGGTGTTCCTGCTTGGGAGTTGATGTATCTTAAAGAAAAGGGCATTGATATTAAAGCGTATGATTCAAGAATTGATTATCGCTGGAAAGAGATTATCAATGACCATCCTACTGCCGAGGATATTCTGAGCAGTATGCAGAATGACCCTGAACTGAATGAAAAGGTTACAAGTCTGGCTAAGCATGCCATCATCCATCCTACTTGGGAAAAGGTTTCTTTGGAGGTAAGAAGAAAGATGTATAAGGAGACTGGCGTTAAGGCTAGCCCTATCAATCCACAAGTAAGAAAACAGACTAAGGAAATCTTTGAGCGTGACTATAAATCAACCTTGCTTAACAAGGACGGAAGTCCAAGAAAAAAAGATGTGAAGAAGGTTGTTGAGGATATTGTGAAGGAGCATAACGATACCAAGAAGTATGACTTCTATCTGTCTAAGGTGAAGGCTAGTAATTACGTCAACAAGAATGGTCTTTATGATGATTACATCAGATGGCAGGAGAACAAACTGGATGAGTTCGGAACGAAGAACCGTATCTTCCGTGGCTATACTAAGGATGGTTCCCGAAAGTATGTGCCTGAGACTCTTGAAAATGTTTCAAAGGCTATGAGGGAAGAAGCAGATGGGCAGACCAATGGAAGCGAATATACCTCGTTTGGTAGCTTTATCGCAAAGTTGGCTAGTCGTGTTGATTCTACAGACGAAATGCGTGCCAACAAGGATAAGTTATCTTCTAATGAGGATAAGGAAGCTTTTTACGAGAAATGGAGTGAGGTTTATTATGACCTTGCCAAGTTCTTGTATAATGATGTGTTCTATGGTGAGCAGAGACTTCACGATATTGTATTGCAGTCTGACCCTAAGAAGTATGCCAAGAAAGAATATGGCATTACCCTTACTCCTACCTTCATGAAGAAACTGGATGCCTTGAAGAATGCAGTACAGACTGAGTTGAAGAGTGCGTACTTTGAGACTAAATACAACAGACCTCTCCGTCTAAACGAGTTTGCTGCTGCCGTGGTTCCTGACAACTTGGGCGAAGATGTACGCAAGGGCATTGAGGATGCTGGCTTACCAATGTATGACTACGACCCGAATAAGGAAGGTGACCGCAGTCGTGCCTTCAATGAAGCTATCAATAGTAGTGACAATATACGATTCTCTCTGAAAGCAGAGAAGGAGAAGATTGTGGCTGATGCCAAGTCAAACGGAACCTATATGACGGCTCCTAATGGTGAGAAGACCAAACTGGATGCAGAACAATGGGCAACCGTCCGTACTGCCAACTTCAAGAACTGGTTCGGTGATTGGGAGAATGACCCTGAGAATGCTTCCAAGGTGGTGGATGAGAATGGCGAGCCTATGGTGATGTACCATTATACGGATGAGAGCTTTACTATATTTGGGAAAGATAAAGAAGTTGGCAAAAATACATTTGGCAATGCCACTAATGCGAGTTATGCTGCAACAACAACTATCGGTCATTGGTTTACATCAAATAAAAAACAACCTGAATATATGGGTAAACCTATGGCGTGTTTCCTAAATATAGTAGAACCATTCGATGGCTACACTTTGGAAGGTCTTGCTGATTATCTGAATAATTATATAAGCGATGAAGATTTCAATTCTTACGAGGAAGATTATGAAAATGTTGCTCCAATAATTGAGGCGGGAAATAATTTTAGAGAAGAGCAGATAAGGGATGGATATGATGGTGTTGTTATAGATGATGAGGAGTTTGGTGGGACTTCTTATGTAGCATTTAATGCCAACCAAATCAAGTCTGCCGAGAATAACAATGGCGATTTCTCTGCCGACAACAATGATATTCGTTTCTCTCTCGCTGGTGAGCGTGGTGCGGCTGCTGCTGACAAGGCAGAGGAGCGTACTGCTCGTATGGATTTCCTTTCAGTGGCTCGCAAGATGGAAGAGGAGAAGAAGGATGCCAAGGCTATCAAGATGGCTACTGGCTGGGAGCGTGGTGCCGATGGCAAGTGGAGATACGAAATGCCTGATGCCAAGATAAAGGACACGATGGACGTAGGCGGTGGACAAATCGTTAAGCGTTATGAGGAGGATATGCTCTGGAATGGCGGCAAACTATCTAAGGTGATTGATGCACCTGAATTATTTAAGGCTTATCCTCAGTTGAAAGATGTACGTATTGAAACGGATGCCATTATGAACGATATGCCTTCAAATGGTGAATATAATGCCAAGACAAACACCATTACCATCCATGCTGACGAGCTGAAATATATGAATAGTATATTGAATCACGAGATTCAGCATGCAATCCAGTCTATTGAGGGCTTTGATAGAGGAGGTAGCCCTAGATTGGTTAGAGGTGAGATTAAGAAGAGATTAGCAGAGGTTACTAAGCAGATTCGCCAGTTGCGTGCAGAAGGCAAGGAAGATGAGGCTAAGGCTATTGTTGAGAAGAACAGAGGTCTTTATAATGCTTATCAGGCGAATGATGATTACAACAGTTACAAGTCACTCGCTGGAGAGGTGGAAGCTCGTAATGTGTCTGCCCGAATTAACATGACTCCTGAGGAGAGAAGAAAAACTCTCGCTGAATCTACTGAGGACGTGGCTCGCAAAGACCAGATTTTCTTGGGCGTTGGCGATGTGTCCTTCTCTCTCCGTGATATGGCTGACGGAAAGGAGAGTGGGGCGGCTGATATGGCTGAGGACTTGAAGAGTCTGAACACTCCTGATGAGGTGGATGATGCTATCAAGACTGCCATTGATGATATGCCGAGCGGCTGGCAGATGGCTAACAGGAAGATGATTCATATTGCTCAGGCTCTGGGCGAGAACCGCAAGGCAGAGATTGCTGGCGAGGAGCCTAAGTTCTCCCTGAAGGATGGCACTCTCATTAAGGCTGGAACATACTTTAGCGGTGGCGGTCTTGTTGAGGAAGGCTTGAAGGGTATCATCGACCCAGTAGTGGCAGTGGAGTATGATGAGAAGATAAGCGGTGTATATCGCAACAACTTCGGACAGCACATCGTTACTGCTGATGTTCGTGATGTTGACCCTAAGGAGTTGGTGAAACAGATAGATGGCGAGGTAGAGTACTTCCATGCCAGCCCAGTCTGCAAGAACTACTCTCAGGCGAAGAGTAACCATGCTGAGTTGGAACTTGACAAGGAGACTGCTGCAAGTACTGCCGAGTTCATCAATGCTATCAAGCCAAAGGTTGTGACCATTGAAAACGTGAAGGGATATAAGGATTCAGAAGCGATGAAGACTATCACGGATGCGCTGGATGCCAATGGCTATACTTGGGATGCTGATGTCTATAATGCTGCTGACTATGGCGGCTACACCAACCGAGAGAGATTGATTGTCCGTGCGGTTCGTGATGGCAAACTTCCTGACAAGCCAAAGAAGATGGCACACAAGAGCGGATGGTATGAAGCTGTGGCTGATATTATCCCGACACTGACCGAGAAGAAGAATGGTGTGGCTCCTTGGATGGACGTTCGCTTGAAGGCTGATGGCATTGACTGGAGAAACATTGACAAGCCATTGTATGTGATGGGTAGTGCTTATGCTGATGGCAAGATTCCTCATGCCTTTGCTGACGAACTCCTGCCAACGCTCCGAACCAAGAGTGGTGATGTGATTGTTATGCCTGATGGCAAGGTGTATCGTGCTATGGGCAGAGTGCTCGCAAGAGTATCAGGAGTGAGCGATGATTACAAGATGCCATTCTCTGAAAATCTGAGCCATACCATCATCGGCAACGGAATCCCTACCCAGTTGACCGAGCATGTGATTGCTCCACTGCTTACTGGTTCTGACCCTAAGTTTAGCATCCGCACCTATCATGGTACTGGGGCTAGCTTTGATAAGTTCGATTTCAGCCACATGGGTGAAGGCGAAGGTTCACAAGCGTTTGGCTGGGGTGGTTATGTTACTAACTCTAAGGATATTGCTGAGGACTACACAAGACGTGCCAAGATAAGGAAAGATAATGGCGGTTTTGAATTTGTGACAGATATGTCTGCCAATAACAAAGATATGGTAAGACAATATATCTATAAATATAAAGATGTAAACAAGGGATTGGATGCTATGAGAAAAGACCTTCCTTCTGCTCTAGAAATGTTCCCTGATGATGATGATTTAAAGGAACTTAGCAATATTCTTGCAAAGAAGAATGAGGAAATAGCTGTTCCTGATAATATTGCTTATCTTTATGATGTGGATATTCCTGATGATAATGGAGATTATCTTGATTGGGATGCTCCTTTGACAGATAAACAGAAGAATACAATCATTAAAGAATTAAGGCGATTAAAAATAGATTTTGACGACTTTAAAAAGCGTGGTTTTTCTTTTGATGGTTCATTTGGCGGTAATGCCTATGATTTTCTAATGTATGCTTTAAGAAGAACAAAAAAGTGGAAAGATGTAGATGCTAGTCGTGCAGTTAGTAAGTTCCTGTCTTCTATTGGCTTCACTGGTATCAAGTATAAGGCTGGTAATATATTTGGCGGTGCTAAGGAAGGCGATTACAACTACGTGATATTCGATGAGAACAATGCCAATATCGTTGGTAATACCCGATTCTCCTTGCGCTATGACCAGTTTGAGCACGACCTGAACCAGTGGAAGAAGGATAATAATCTGCCTAAGGATGCCAAGCGACCATCCATCCCACAACGCAACGCTGGCGAGAGTGCCGTTGACTTCCTGAGGAGAGTGGACGACTACCGCAAACAGATGGCTCTGTGGAAGACTGCTCCAACCTACGAACAGCATCTTCTGAGTGATGATACTGCCCTTGGAGAGTTCAACCGAGAGTTGCAGCGTGGTTCTGTGCTCAAAAGAATCGCCTTCCAAGATAGTATGCTGGCTATCCGCAAGGCTCAGGAAGCTATTATGAAGGAAGTGGGTGTTGACCGCCTGAACATGGCTGAGGATGCCTATACTGCCGAGAACAGAAGTCATGGCAAGGGTAAGAACGAGTTCGAGGAGTACAACAATGAGTTCTTGCAGCCATTGAGAAAGGCTTATCATCAGATGAAGAAGGTGCTGGGTGATAGTTATGACAATGTCCGTATCTACATGATGGCTAAGCATGGTTTGGAGCGTGATGCTCAGATGGCTTTCAAGAAGTCTCTGGAAGCTGACTATGAGGACGTGGCTCAGAGAAGTGCGGCATACAGGGCTTACAAGGGCGACATGAACCGAATGGGCAATGATAGCGGCTTTGAACTTGGCTACATAGACTTCACTACTTGGAGACAGAGAGATAATGCACTCAGAGTGAAATACTCTCCATCCTATATGAACTATCGTTATGATAAGATGGGTATCGCCTACGATTACTCAGGCTTGTCTGCTCTATTTGATGGCTCAGACTTCGAGGAAGCTGCCCACAAACTGATAAAGGATATTGAGAGTAAGTATATAACCGAGACTCACAACCTCTGGGACGCAACGAATGCGGCTACCAAGAAGATTCTCCGTGATGGCTATAAGGCTGGCATGATGAGCAAAGATACTTATCAGTATGTGCGAGATATGTATAGCCATTATATTCCTCTCCGTGGCTGGGATGGCACTACTGCCGACCAAGTATGGGACTATATTGGTGGTGGCAAGGGTGCGTTCAATCAAACCTTGAAAACGGCACACGGACGAACCTCTATCGCTGACGACCCTATCGCCTACATCGAGAATATGGCAGAGAGTGGAATCCTGCTGAACAACAAGAACTGGGTGAAGCAACACCTGATGCTCTTGGCTCAGAATCATCCAACTTCCCTGCTGACCCTGAGCAAGGCTTGGTACGTGAAGAGTACGGATGCCAACGGAAACGAAGAGTGGATTCCTGCTACACCTCAGATTACTTCTCAGATGAATAGTAATCAGGTGAAGACTGCCATTGATGCTTTCGAGAAGAAGATGGAGCAGATGGCTCAGACTGGCGATGCTACTCAGAAGAGAGACGGATTGAACATAGCCTATCCTCAGACTCACAGCGAGGAGAGAGAACATGAGGTAAGAGTGATGAAGGATGGCGAGGAGTACGTTATCTATGTGAATGGTGACCCTCAGTTGGCTCAGGCGATGAACAATACTAGAGCACACCGAGTAAGAGAGATTCAGAGCGGCAAACTTGATAGGGCTGCTGCTTGGTTGGGCAGAAAGATGGCTGCTGCCTATACCAGTCTTTCACCTCTCTTCATCCCTTCCAACTACTTCCGAGACCTGACCATGACCCTTGCATCTACCGCTATTCGTGAGGATGGAAGATACAACTATCTGCTAAGAAAGAATCTGGCTACCTCTTGGAATCTCGGTTTCATGCTGAGAGACTATCAGAACGGCAAGTTGAGAGAGAAGGTAAACAACGGAAACGCTACTCCAAAGGAACAGATGTTCTATGACTTTATGATGAATGGTGGCGAGACTGGCTTTGTCTCTTCGCTTGACGTGGAAGACTTGAAGAAGAAATTCAAGAACGACTTGAAGGATTTGGATAGATGGAAGGCGAACCCAGTAAAGGTAGGTCACACCATCATGGATGGTATCGAGTTCCTGAATAGAGCAATCGAGGATAGTAACCGATTTGCGGTTTACATGACCTCTATTCAGTATGGACGTTCCATTGATGAGGCGGTGAATGATGCCAAGGACGTGACCCTGAACTTCAACCGCAAGGGTACTGGCGAATATGGCTGGCAGATGATTAGAAACCTCTATCTCTTCATCAATCCAGCGGTACAGAGTTTGCAGACCTTGGGTGCGCTTGTCAAGCATCATCCTTTCAAGTTTACGGCTGTTACTGCATCATGGTTGGCGAGTGGTGTACTGGTTCCTATCGTTAATGCTGCCTTGATGAGTATGTTGGGTGGTGATGATGATAAGGATAAGTACTGGCAGTTCACCAAGTGGGATAGACGAAACAACCTGATTATGTGGGTTCCGTTTACTCATGAGTTTGTGAAGATTCCTCTTGCTCAGGAGTTCCGTGCTTTCTATGGCTTGGGCGATATGATTGCATCCAAGATGATGGGTGGCGAGTTGGCTGAGGAGAGTTGGAGTCAGTATGGTGAAGACTTGCTCGGTCAGGTGGTGGATATGCTTCCGCTCGACCCTACTGAATATGATGGCAATATTGCGGTCAGTCTGATGCCGAATGCTATTCGTCCAGTCTTTGAGTTGGCTTTCAATGTTGACTTCACTGGCAAGCCATTATTCAAGGACACAGAGTACAACAAGTATGATCCTAACTTTACCAAGGCATACGTGGGCACTCCTGATTGGTTGGTTCGTGCGTCCAAGATGGTTAACTCAATCGGAAACGACTATCCTGATGTGCAGCAGAATAGCATAGATGCTTTCGGTGACCCAAGATACAATCTGAATAACCCTGCTGTGGTTGACCATGTATTGTCTTCTTATCTCGGTGGTGCTTACACCATGGGCAGTCAGGTGCTCGGTGTTCTTACCAAGTCACTCAACGACCCGAAGGAAATCAAGGTGGCTGATATTCCATTATTCAGCAAGTTCGTCAGCAATCCTGATGATAGACCGGTTACAAAGAAACAAGGTGATGAGTTCTGGGATATGAAGGAGAACCACGACCGTGCAGCCAATACCCTGAGCAAGTTGAAGAAACAAGCTAAGGTGGATGGAGATTACTCTATGCTGGAGCGGTTCTACGGCTCAGAGGAGTATAAGCAGTATAAGCAGGATGATGTGAAGGTGAAGAAGTATGAGGAAGACAAGAAGAAGGAACGTGCTGAGGAGAGTGGGGAGGAGTATAGACCTCACAAGTTGAATGCCGAGGATATATACAAGGCTCATGCTACCCCAAAGGATGATTTCGAGGACTTGAAGCTGAAACAACTCTACACCAAACTGAACGGATTCAAGACTTCCTATGACCTCTTGGTTGATACGGCTCCTAGTCAGAGTGATGGCTACTACAACACCAACAAGGCTGCCATTGATGCCATTGATGAGATTTCCCTTGATAAGCAGGAGATTTCCGAGTTGAAGAAAGGTTTTCTGGATGATGGCAAGGATGCCTACAACGCTGAGGACATGAAACAGATTCGTGAACTGAGAAAGAAGATTATTTCCGTGCTGGAGAAGGCTAACAAGGTAGTTGTGGCTAACCAGAAAGCGAATGCTAAGAAAAAATAAATATGGCTATCCCCTGAAAGCATAAGGCTTTCGGGGGATATTTACTTTCATTCTGAAACTTTTTGTTTCTTTAATTTGGATAAAACTTTCAATCTGTTAGTATTTGCAAAGTTTAATATTTAAAGTTTTATATAAATCAATATATTCCATTTATTTTTATTAGATTTGCCAAATCTAAGAACGTTCATAAATTCTATAATTTTAAAATTCTTAATCGAAAATAAACTAAAAAATGAAGGCTTATGAAACAAGATGATGATGAAGACCAACGGGTCAGGAAATTGATAGGAGAGATAACTAAACTTCTCCCTGAACGCAGTAAAATAAAAACAGATTTACTTTACTTTAAGTATGCACCAATCTTGGTCATGCTTATCAGATGGTATGGTATATCTCAATTCTATGACAACAATATGGAGATTACCCTTTGGTATGAAGAGAACGAAGAACCCGTCTGGTTCTTCTATTTCATCACTTATATCCTTTACCCTATTTCCCTTTGGAAAGGGCAGGTGTTACACAGATTGTGTGTAGAATGGCGAATACCTATCTTGTATATTGCAGGAGTCAATGTGATACACATCATGTTCGGTTCTATTGTTGTCACAAACGATATGTATTATTGTGATATGTTCCTGATTACACTCATTCTAATTTTATATGCTTATGTCGCAATTAGTAAATTACAGAATCATAGAGGCAGGACTTCGTGTTCTTGCTGATAAAGCGCATGAATCAGCAGTAGCGCAAGAAGAAGGCAAACCAATACCTTGTGGTCTGTCAGAAGGGGACTTGGAACTGGTAGCACTCCTTACCGCCATGATGAATGATACGCAAGCCAATAAGGGTTGGTGCGCCCACGAAATGGGTAAGTCTATCTCGTCATTCGAGAAGTATGTTCACGATGGCAAGATACCAGAAGGCATCCATGACCAGTTCGGACATGAGAAAAAGTGGAATAAATCCCTTATCCGATTCTTTGCTAATAAGAAGGCTTTCTTCCGTAAGCAAGCAAAGAAGTATAGCATAAATATTTAGGAATAGCTAAACTGATACATATAGGAGAAACTAAATAGCCTCTCCTATACTCTTATGACCTTTTCCGTAATCACAAATCGCTGCTATTCAAACACTTAAACAACCTTTTACGAGTTTATCAATACCTATCCATATTATTCGTATCTTTGTGTCCGTAACGTTACAGAGTATTAATCAATTAATGTTTAACAAAAGATTCAGGATAATATGGAAAGTAAAACGTATGTATTCGGAAATGAAGGCTCCACATCTAACAATGGGATGCTTGGTCTTCTTGCGCCTCTGCTCCAGAAGCAGGGTGTTGACCCAAATGTCCTCCTTGCCATGAAGGGTAACAATGGTTTCGGTGGTGAAGGTGGATGGTTTATGTGGGTAATCTTCCTTTTCTTCCTCATGGGCTGGGGTGGAAACGGCTGGGGAGGTTTCGGTAATAATGGTCGTGGTGGTCTCGCAAACGAGATTAACAATGACTATGGTCGTGGTCTCCTGATGGATGCCATCGGTGGCAACCGCAATGCTCTCAGCAACTTGGCTACCCAGTTGAACTGTACAGAAGGTCAGATTCAGAATGCAATTTCTGCCCTGACCTCTCAGGTTCAGAGTGTAGGTAATCAGGTAGGCATGAGTGGTATGCAGACCATCAATGCCTTGCAGCAGGGTAATATGCAGATTGCTCAGCAGATTGCAAACTGCTGCTGCGAGAACCGCTTGGCTATCTGCCAGCAGACTGGAACCTTGCAGAATGCAATCAACAACGTAGCTACTGGTCAGGAACGTGGCTTCTCTAACGTGGCTTACGAGACTCAGCGACAGACTTGCGACTTGCACAATGCTATCAAGGAAAGTACTCAGACTATCGTTGATGGTCAGAAGCAAGCTGAGTTCAGGGAAATGCAGAACAAGATTGATGCACTCCGTGAGGAGAACAGCACCTTCAAGTCTTCTGCTATGACCTCTCAGATTGTTGGTCAGGCGGTGGCTCCTATCAATGCGGTATTGGCTGGATTGCAGAACGAGGTGGCTGGTATCAAGTGTAAGTTGCCTGAGACCGTGACTACTCCTTACAGTCCATTTACTGCGGTTCCTAACTGCGTGGCTTATCAGTATGGTTTGAATGCTGCTAACAATGCAGGATTCTGGGGTTAATAAGGAAAGGAGGCTGCTATGCTTTGGTTAAGACCATTTACCTGGGTGAATCGTAACGGCTCAGCGGCTATCGCTTCTACTGGTGTGACGGTGAATACTGCCAATGTGGTGTTCACCTTCAAGAATCACGCTTTCGTGAATGCCAACTATAGAGGAACGATTTTCGTGAATCTACGTCAGGCTATTCCGACTGGAACGACTGGTACGCTGCCTATCCTTTTCGAGACCAACGGAGCGACACAAGCTGTGAGCAAGTTCAATGGCGCACCATTGACGGTTGCAGATGTGCCTGGTACTGGAGTAGTTCAACTCTGGTTTGAGAGAGACACTAACACCCTTCAACTTATGACGGGTATTGTTTAACAAGAATAGATATAGGAGATTACATTATGTTTCAAGGTTTAAGAACTAATTCCTTATTTTATGTTCTCGACAAGGGCGAAAACCCGAATTTGCGAATCGGTCAGGTGGTTTCGGTAAGCAATCCTCAGACGAAATACCCTACCTTTAATAACGGCTTCACACCTCAGCCTATGGAGACTGTGGTTGATGTGAAGGTGAAGCTGGGTGACGAGGAAGTGGATTTCAAGCAACTTCCAGCAAACGGACAGATAGCCAACGACAAGAACCTTGTGGTTAGCGACAATAAGGATGCCATGAGTGCCGAGGTGGATGCCATGCTGAGACAATCCAAGGCGATACTGGAGAGCGTAGATTACAACAAGAGGGTAGTAGAATCTTGTGAGGGAATGCTACAGCAACTCAACCCCCAGATAGCCAAGGAGAAGGAACAGACCGAGAAAATCAACAAACTGGAAGGTAAGGTTTCAGGCATTGAGGGCAAGATTGACAAGATGATGGGATGGCTCCAGCAGACCATGAGCAAGTAATCTCCTACCTATCTATTCACTTTAATTTATAGCTATGGTAATGATTGAGATTACAGAAGATAAGTTCGATGATTTGTATGACAACATCGAGTCTATGCTTGGTTTTGGCAGCAAGGCTATGTCTTGTCTGAAAAAGATGAAGCAGGAGCGTATGGGTGAACGTATGCCTGATTATCGTGACGATTGGAGAAGAGAACGTGAGGAGCGTGAAGAGCGTGAGAACAGACGCAGATTCAACAACGTCAACGATGATTGGAACTACCCGAACCGCTATGGTGAAAGAGGTGGTGGCGGCTACAATGGTGGCGGTCGCTAATGTTTAACTTGGGAGTTTTGGTAGTGACATTTATGTCGGGACCAGACTCCCTTTAATATTCAGCAATATGGGAAAATGCAGAATGTCATTGGATATGTATGACCTCAAACCTGAGGCAATGGTTGCCTATCTCAGATACAATGGCTATCATTTCAGCAAGAAGATGTGTGAGTGGGCGGTAAGCCTGATGTACAAGTATGACCCTTCCTCCAAGCGTGATGTAAGTATCTCGTTTTGGGATAAGGAGAAGGTGGATTCCCTTCTGCTTGGTCAGGGAATTGAGGTGAAGAATAAGATAGGCTACGACCATGTATATGTGGCGAATATGGCGAGGGCTGACTTCTACAAGTCTTCCATAAAGGATGAGGAGCAGTTAGCCCAGTTCATCAAGGATATGGTGGATGATGCCGACCAGAAGGATGGTTTTATCTTCAACCGATTCTATGCCGACTGCTGCCATAATGGTGTGCCTATCCCTTGGGAAGATGTGTTATGATGAGAAGAGAAATATACCTTCCGAAGTACGAATGGAGCATAGTATGTTTCATAGGTTATCAGCCACCTGATGCCGATAAGATATGCCATGCTCTTTCTGATATAGGCTGCAACGGAACTCCGCTATCAGAGGCCTACGAACATCTAACCAAGGAGAGTGCAGACAGAGGTCTTACCTATTCCAACCTATCGGAAAGAAGAAGTGTTCTTGCCATTGGGGAGTGTGAATCTGATGGCGGCATCATCAATACTATCGGTCATGAGCTTCTTCATGTGGTAGCGCATATCTGTGATCGGGACGGAATAGATATGCTGAGCGAAGAACCATGCTATATGATGGGTAGTTTGTGCGAGCAGCTTTTTCAGGTAGTGCAACAATAAAAAAGATAGGTAAAATTTAATCTACCTATCTTTTTATCTGTAAAGCTATTTGCTATTTATTATTGCCATAATAAAATACAAATAATAGAGCCTAATATTATCACAAAAGAGTATCTGATAATATCCTCCAATTCAAACCTTTCTAACTTATATATCTGGCTTGCGAACCAAGATGTGAAGCTTGAAGCTGTTACCTTGTACTATCTTGTAAATCATATCTTACACCTTGTTATTTATAATACTCGTTACTTTTTCTCCTCTTCGAGCAGTCCAAGTGCATCTTGGTAGAAGAGAGGGAATCCCTGACCGAAGTCCTTCAGCAGCTTGAACTCCTTATCGTCAAGCTCAACCTCACCATCCGACTTGTATATCTTCATAGCCAATGCCATATAGCCGATGCCTCTGGCGTTCTGGTACATGGCATTTGCCAACTCCTCTCGGATGTCTTTGGTTATATACTCGTCCTTCTTGATGTTTGTTGCAATCTGCAACGCAGCGAAATTAATCTTCTTCATAATTATTATATTTAAATTGTTATTGTTAATATTCTGATATTTACTATATCTATTCGTTATGCCAATTCGTCCTTTATGAGATGCCTACCACATATTCTCCAGTACCGTTATAACTGGAATCTTGTTTAAAACAAAAACCAGGCATAGCAGCTATATAATTAGTAGTATTTTTATACTTGATAAATATGCCGTAACATTTATAAAGACCATCATTAGGATAACTAGGTCTTTGCTCTTGTTCATTAGGGTCTCCATAATTAAACAAATTACTAAGACTAAATAGAACTTCTTGAGTTGTTCTGGCTGGAATAGTTACTGAAGTTGTGCCATTAATTATATCACCATTGTTAGATAAAAGCAAAACTGCACCATCGTTAAGTATATAAGAATTGCCTGCAGTATTACTACCACTTATTTCAAATTCTAAATTTGAAGCTCTCAACGTTAGAGCAGAACTATTATTACTATTATCAATAGTAGCCTTTATATAAGTAGCGCCATTATATTCTTTCCTTGCATTAATCTTTAAATAACCATTTATGCTACCATCTGAATTTATAAAACTATCTTTATTATAATATTTATATAAATCTCCAGATGTAGGTCTAAGTCCAATAAGAGCATTATTCAGAACAGAATTTGCAGATGTATTAATTTCTAGTTGTATAGGGTATCTTGCAAATGTAGGTTCTCTGCCAGCTGCAGTTTTAAACGGAATAGCACAATATTTCGTTTGTCCACTACCATCATCTCCATTAGTATATAGAAATGGATACACATTTACATAATAAGTAGAATTACCACCTGTATCTAAACTTGCTAATTTAATCTTAGGAATTTTCAATACGTTATTGTCATCCAAAGTGGTAGCATTTGTTACAATAGTAATTATATTATTGTTATACTCTATAACAGCACCTAAATAATATTTAGATATGTTTAAATCATCTACAGTAAGTTGAGTATCAACTCCTGCATCACCGTCTTTTATAGTTTCAATATTAATTTGTAAATAACTATCTGTATCAAAATCAAATGCTAGACTTTGATTATCTAAATAATAAAACCTACAATTAGCAAAATGGTCGTAACCATTAAAATCAGCAAGTCTATAAGGACTATATTCACCTCCTGTAGGTTTATCGTAAGACCAATTTAAGCTACCACCAGTAACTAACCTAATAAAGTCAGTTATAGTTGTAGCATGTGGAATTTTAATACCGCTACCTACAATATTAGTACTAAATAGTCCTCCACCATCTACTGGCTTATGCTTAGACCACATATTAATAGTAGAATTAGTACATAATCTACCTATATCATTATCGTCAGTATTGAGTACTATTTGAACATCATCAATACTAACAGGAGCTTTAACTATACATTCTTCATCTATCATAATTCACTACTTTAAACAAGTTATACCACCAGTAGCTGTAATACTTCCTTCAACAGAAAGATTGCCTACTACATTAACATCACCTTTAATAGTACCATTAGTAAGGTATTTAGTTACTTCCTTTGTAATAGGTACTTCCTTTACAACAGGAACTTCCTTCACTACCTCCTTGGTTACTACTTTCTCTATTGTTATGTTGGCATTGAATACCTTTGCCAACCATTGAATAAATTTCTTCATAAGCTTTTATTGTACTATGTTGTTATTGAATAACGTTTGCATAATCAACCTCGTCTGACAAAGTTTTAACACCTGCGTTTATTAGCAGTCCTAATTCTTTTGCCTTAGCAAAGTCAAATTTATATGTAGTGCCGTTATATTTGACATCTAAATATCCGTCCAAAAGACTCAATCCGTTTGCAGACTGTATCCTAGTGCCGAAATAACACTGTTTAGAATTGGAATTTAATACAACCCATTCTGTCATGTAAACTTGAGTGAAATTACCACCAAAATGAATTGCATCTGTTTCTATAGCTCCCCATAAAGCACATTTTGTACCAACAAACAAACCGTATCCATATTCTTTTCTAAGGTACAATTTGTCAAAGGTTGCACTATCAGCAGTAACACTCTTGAAAGTAAAGTCAACATTATTACTGGTAGTAGCACTATTACTTACACCAAGTGCAGTTATACCTCCAGTAGCATAAACTGAGCCATTAATCTTGAAACACTTGTTTGCCGAATCCCAAGATAATGTACCACCATTAGTTTCAGAACCAAAATGTATTTGGTTTGAATTAACATCAAAGACATCACTCTTGAAATCATAGTGCTTGCTCATGTTGTCGGTATAAACCTTCGTTGCATAGGCATCCAAATATATCTCTCCATCAGACGATTCTTTCAGTCCATAACCAATATGGAGTGTATTGTTTGTGCGGTCAAGCATATTGCCACTGTTCATCCAAAGCTGAATAGAAACACCTTCTGCCGAATCCATATACAAGCTGCCACTGATGTTATCAGTTCCATTGAAGCTCTGTCCCCAAATGAGTCGTGGGTTTGCCAACTGCGTTGCTTTGTCAGCATTATTAACTGTGATGCCCCGCACGTAATTAGAGAGACCATTGATGTCACTTGTTGAATGAGTATGACTGCTAGGTGTAAACGTGCTCGGCTTGTTTGTTACGTCTGACCAAGATACACTTGTTGACGTAGAACCACCACTTCCGCCTAAAGCAGATAAAGTAATCTGTGAATGACTATCCCAAGTTACGTTGATTCCACTGCCAAAGATTATCTTGAAGTCAGATTCACCATTCCACGTTTCTTCTGAACTATCTTTGTAGAAACGTAACTTACCAGCAGTAGTACCACTAGAGCCACTTCCACCACCAACAGGAATACCAACATCTACACAACTTTTTTCAGAATTTGTTCTAATAGTTGGTTTTGTACCAGTAATACCTACAAAACGTAATTTAGTTGTACTAACCCAATTCTCACTTTCTCCAGCATATTCTGGTGTTTGTGCAACTTGTATAGAACCACCACTTCCACCACCAGAAACTGAAATCTCATAACCTAAACCTACCTTTGATATAGAAAAACCGCTTTTGAACCTTAAATATGCAGAAGAACTACCATCATAAGTAATATAGTCAGTATTCGATGAACCATTGTATATAGTTAATGGATGGCTGGATGAAGATGAGCTACCACCACCAGTTGTAGTTCCTACTCCTAAAGCTGTTATTCCACCAGTGGCATATAAGTTTCCGTCAAAGCACAAGTCACCGTTCTTGTCAAGATGGAGTTTCTTTCTGATGACTGTTTCGCCATTGGTTGATTGAAACTCTATACAGGTGACACTAGACATTTCGCCTGTAATCGACTTAGACGCAGGGTCAAACTTTCTTCCCCACCAACTGTACTCAGAGAGGTCTGCCGTGCCACCACCTGTAGAACCATCTGGAGATTTCCACTCAAAGCCACTTCCGTTATAATACAGGTAGCTTTTTCCTGATGGCATCAACAAGTTGTTCAGCTGCTGTAGGACTTGGTTGAAACTACCACTTGACCCAGAGCCACCGCTTCCGTTGTATGTAGAGAACGTATATTCCTTTCCATTCGTGAGAATAATGGCAAACTCGTTTCTTCCACCACTAACGGTGGACGTTTGCCTTTGCTCAATCCTGTCTATACCTACTCCTTGTGAGCCATTCATCACCTTAAACTGATGAGTGTCTCCGTTTGTAAGATATATGGTTATGATGTTTGGCTTGTTGTCGAACAGACCTTCGTAAGTCTGCTCTATCTTTTCAATGCCAACGCATTCATATCCAGTAGTCTGTGTATTGATAGTTTCTGCCATGTCCTTTTTTTCTGCAAAGTTATATTTTTATTCTAATTGTATAACCTTATCAGTTAATGAAGTACTGTTAAATAAGTCCTTTCCATCTTAGGAATTTGCGCTTGCGGCTCGCCTTACCCTTCTTGCTCTTGCAGTTGGTATGATAGACACAATCCCTGAACAGGTCTCTAACCTTCATGTCGTTGTCAACCAGTTTTGTTCTCTTGAACGTCTCGAATAGTGAGCGGTTCATAATCATCAGGTTGCCCTTCTGTGTAGGAAGAACATAGAAGATTTCTCCATTGTTCTTCTTGGATGCGTAGTCTGCCTTAGCCGTAGCTTGGCGGTACATGATTTCGCACTTGATGCGCTTGAAAATCTTTGTTACTTTCATAATCGTAATTATTTAGTTTGAACTATATGATGGTTGCTGCCGAAACAGAAACCTTTCTTGTCATTACTCTTGTCTTATTCTCTATCATCTTAGGCATTTCCATTTCATTGAAACAGATGTGGAGTCCGATGGCTCTGGTCATGAGCAAATCATCGTGCTTTCCGTCGATGGCTCCGTATGCTCCGTTCTTCTTACGCTCGTAGGTAAGGAACTCGTTCAGGCATCGCTGGTCTCGCTCAACGTATAGATGTTCTCTGACTACCTGAACCAGTACAGAGATAACCATCGGCTTGGTTGCCACATTGGTATGGAATCCGTACTTACGTGGAAGACCTTCCTTGATGTCTGCTTCGCTCTGCTTGCGAGCATAGAGATTATCGTACTCATCCTTGATTTGATTCAGGATGAACTCAGACTGGTCACCACCTTCCAAGATGTGCTCCTTGTCTTTCGTCTCCAAGGTGTTGGATTCAATCACCAGCAGGGCATTGTCGTAGTACTTGGCTATCTGTGCTGCCTTCCATGCCAGCAAGTCCATATCTATGTGTCCGTACCATTGGGCTACCACGTATGGTTTGCCGCCTTCCATCATCCAATAGCGGTCGAAGACACAGATAACAGACCAGTCTGCCTTACTACCTCTACCACCAATATCCACAACAACCAGATAGCGGTTGGTTACCTTGCAATCATCAAAGTACTCAGGCTTGCTCCATATCCACAACTGACCAGTCTTGTCTTCTGAGAATCGCACATTCTGTAGGCACTTCTTACCCTTATAACCATCGCCATAAACATCACCGATGAACTTAGGTGCACGGCAACCTTTCTTGAACTGGTCAACCTTGTCTTCGGCAAATACCTTGGCTCCTGAGTGTTTGAAGGCCTCTACTGGATTTGATGGATAACCACTAGCCATGTCACCATGGTCAGAAAACTTCCTTCGCTCCATAATGTACCAGTTAATCGCCTCTAAAGGCGCACCCATTTGCCACAACTTCCAAAGATATGTACATGGCTCTTCACGGTCGGACATCGTGTTGGTGTTGTTGCGATTCTCGTATAACCATCTAGCAAATTCTTCTTTCTGTTTCTTGCTTTCAAAATCAAGATGGTATAGGTCGTAAATCTCGAACCATGGGACAAAAAACGGCTCAAATTGTGATTCCCCTGATTCTGCTGCCAACCATTCCTTATGAAAGAAATTTCCTGTACCGTTTGCGGTTGATTCATATACAATCATAGTATATGGTCGGTAGAGTACACCATTTGTGGCATTGTTAACAACATCTTCTGGTGTTTTTCCATCTGTTGCTTCCCATAAACCAACCTCGGAGCAGTGGATTAGCGTATAATCTTCACCATTTAGAGATTTAGGACGTTCCATTGAACCTACCTTAATTTTGCAGAATCTCTGAGGTACTTTCTTTACGTTACCTGATGTACCGAATCCAACAAACTTTTGTTCGTTTTCAGAATAAGCTTCCCCCATTTCGTGCAGGAACTTTACAGGAAACATCTTCAAAGCCTCATCGAACATACCTCGGATGGTTTCTGCTGTGTCCTTAACCTGAGCGATAATAAGCGAGTTAAGACCTTTCTTCCACATGAGTTGTAGCCAAAGGAAGTACATCTGGATAACCGTAGAACCTCCCCATTGTCTTGCTTTCAGAAGAATGAGACGGATAGGGCGATTCTTTTTTCTTCGCTCCTCCAACCATCTGAGCAGCCTTCGCTGCGGTCTTCTGAGTTTGAATAAGAATGGTAAACCGCAACTTTTCGGTTTGATATAGATGAATGTCGCAAAGAAGAAGAAGGGGTCGTGTTTCATCCTGATGCGAGTGAACTGCTCCACCAGTTGCTCCATTTCTTCCTCTAGGTTGTACGGCTCGTCTATATCCTTGTGCAGTTCCTCGATTACTGCCTTGCAGCTACCCAACTCGATGAGCATCTTGACGAGCGGAATCTTCTTCATCGAAACTGGAAGCTGCTGTCTCTGAATCGGGAAGTCGGGAAGGAAGAGCAGGAATCGCTTATCTCCACAACCTTCACCCTTGATAGGATTGAATGGTGTGTTGATTTCCTTGATGCGTTTCTCGTTCTCTTTCAGGATGCCCAGTACATGTTTGTCTACAGCATCTGTCAGTTTTACTTGTCTTGGCATAGCGGTGCATTTAAATAACCCCACAACAGACCAAGTACATAGCAATAGATGTGGACTCCAGCAGCCATGCAAGGGAAGAAGATTCCAACACAGATATATAGGAGAATGGTGAGATTGTATCTTACCTTATTCTCAACGTATGGGGCAATAAAGCCCATGTAAGCATAGATAAATCCGCTGAGACCGATGATTGGTGCGGATGATGCAAAAGGATAGCTTACGGCTATGAGATAGAATGCTACCATGTGACCGATACCGCAAGGGATTGCTCGGTAACATTGGTGAAACACATAGAGGTTGATGGCTGCATGAAAGATGTTCTGATGGAAGAAAGGGTAACTTAGTCGGTTCTGAATAGAGCAACCTTCATAGAGACCCATGCCATCATATCCTATGAGCGTGATACATATTATTATAATGTACCCTGCATAAAGCGCAATCTTCTCTGACGAAGTTCGTAGCATCTTTTCTTCTCCTCCTTCCTCACCCGATGAAGTATGACGTGCATGGATTTTGGAGTGAGATAGAAACTCGGTGCTTCCTGATTGCACACATGCCAAATGGCATCCATCTTGGTGAGAGAAGGATGCTCCTTGGAATAAATCTTGTATCTTCGGAAAATCTCCTGAAACATTGCTCTTTTCTGTGGATTCATGCTGCTGATGGATTTACCATTGAGCATATTGAGAATGACATTGTATGCTCGGTCAGAGGAAACCCAAAAACGTTTGCTTGGAGATTGCAATAGTCTTCGCTCAATCTCCAAGATGCCTATATTGTCTCTTACTGATATAATCTTTTTGTAAGCTCTCAATATGTCAGCGTCACGTTCTTTTGTAAAGTCACATCGTGAGCCTTTATGTTTCATCGTCTATGATGCAAAGATACAAAAATGTATTGAAATAACCAAATTAATCGGATATGATTAAGTATAGTTAACGGATAAGATTAATAATAAGTTGAAAAGTGTTACTTTTGGGCATTGATTTATAAATTTATACATATATATATGGACGGAAATACAAATACAGAGCAGAATGCTGGTGCTGCAAAACAGCAAGACACCAAGACCAAGAGAGACTTGGCTTTGGAGCGTTTGAAGACCCGCCATCCTGATACGGAGTATGCGGATGATGAGTCTATCTATGGGGCAATCAATGATGATTATGATGCCGACCAGAAGGCTTTGCAGGGTTACAAGGATAACGAAAAGGCGATGGGCGATTGGCTGGGTAGTGACCCTGAGGCGGCTACCTTCCTTCAAGCGATGAAGGCTGGCAAGAGTCCTTACGCTGAGTTGATTCGCACGCATGGCGAGGATGCTATTGACTACTATTCAGACCCTGACAATGCGGATGAGATTGCATCGGCTCAGTCGGAGTTCTTGCAGAATGCTGCCAACGGCAAGAAGTTGCAGGAGGAGTATGACAAGAACATGCCTTCCAGCTATGAAGTCTTCGACAAATTGGAAGAGAAGTATGGCGAGGAAGCGGTGAACAATGCTATCGACCAATGCTTTCAGACAATGCGCAATGTGGTGACTGGTAAGTTTACAGAGGAAATGATTACTGCTTTCATCAAGGCAAAGAACCATGATACCGATGTGGCTGATGCTGCCCATGAGGGTGAGGTTCGCGGCAAGAACAGCAAGCACGTCAAGAATCTTGAACTGAGAAAGAAGGGCGATGGTACTGCTGACCTTGATTCTGCCAATGCAGAGACCAAGCAGACGGATAACCAGCCTGACCTTGGTGCGCTTGGTAGGGTATCACGTAGAGGTAACATCTGGGAGCGTGGGCACGAGAAAAGAACACGTATTCGATAATGTGATAAGGTAAAAATATAATTTATATGTTTAATTAATATTCAGAATAACAATGAAGAAAAGTACATTTAATCGGCTGCTTTCCATTTTTCTGATGGTTATGGCGGTTATTTTTGGAGTGAATGGTAATGTGGTCATGGCTGAGGCTGCTCTGCCTGATGGCGGTACTACCGAGAGTGGTCATGCTGCTGAGGCTGGCGGTGCTACCGCTGCCGATGAAGCTGGCAATGGTGGTGCGGCTCGTCAGGATGATGGTATCGCTACCGAAACCAAGGGTCGTGAAGCTTATAACGAGAAAGGTACGGAGTTCTATGAGAACGACATCAACGACAAGATTACCAAGATTCGTCCGATGGCTACTCCTGTTGACCAGATTTCACGCTATGCGACAACCAAGTCTGCAAGTTCGTTTGTGGTAGAATACTGGAGTATCGGCACTCGTCCTATCAAGACAACTGTCAAGGAGGACACCGTGAAGAGTACTGGTACATCTATGGTGTTGAAGGTGGAAGACCCTGAAATGTTCACACTGGATGATACTATCCGAGTGGTAGATGTGAAGGCAATTACCAACTATAAGGGTGTTGCTTATTCAACTATTAAAGATGCTCCTACTCCTGATTTGGAACTTTGTGTTTGCGGCAAGGATAATGAGGGTTATCCTATTGTGTTTGCAGTAAATGGTGAATTGGTCAACAAGCAGGCTATCGGCATTCCTGCCTTGAAGAAAGGTCAGGTGCTTATCCGTATGGCGAAGAGTTGCGGCGAGTTGGATGTTCAGACTGGTCGTTTCAACAACCTTCCTGATTCTGAGACTCAGTTCTGTCAGAACTTTATGATTCAGATTGAGGAGAGTACCTTCAACAAGATTGCGGCTAAGCGAGTGGATTGGGACTTCTCAGACATAGAAGAGGATAGTATTTACGATATGCGCCTTGCCATGGAGGGTACTTACCTCTTCGGTGATATGGCTTGTATTAAGCATACTACCAAGAATAACTCTGCTCAGTGGTTTACCAAGGGTATCTGGTGGATGGCTGGTAAGGATATTGAAGTTGGTCATGTTGCAACTGCTGATGATATGAAGAAGGGTTACAACAAGAATGAGCGAGTTATCACAGATTTGGAGTTGGTTGACATTTCCAAGGACTTGTTTGTTGGCACTGGTATCGGCAACAAGCGCAAGGTGATTATCGCTGGTTCTGACTTCGTGAGTGCATTCAGTAAGATTGATTCTGACAAGTTCCGCTTGAAGGACACCGTAGAGGTTTGGAACTTGAAGTTCAAGAGTTGGGAGACCGACTTTGGTGAGGTTCTGATGATTCACTCTGAGTTGTTTGACATCTTCGGTATGAGCGACTGTGGCTTTGCTCTTGACCCTGAGTTCTTGGTTAAGCGAGTACACTTGTCTTGGACTCGTAACGTACTCGATTTGAAGAAGGCTGGTATTCGCAACACCGATGCGGTAGTTATTCAGGAGGTAGCTTGTCTGTACTTGAAGTACCCTAAGGCACACGCTCGTATGCGCCTTGCTGCGGTTCCTGCAACAGAGGGCACTTCTGAAACTGGCGAGAACAAGGCTGCTGCCTAACAGCAAGTAGAATTGCAAGTTTATCATTAAATAGTGAGGGGTGTGGGCACTTGCCCCATCCCTTTTTTAGTA